ATTACCGTATTCATTTTATAAATTTTATTTAGAACGACAGAAAATCAAAAATTTTCTGTCTTAAGATTGTGATAAATCTTCGATTTATCACAATCGTGTATTTAAAACCAATATTTAATAAATTTATATGTTATAATGATTTATTAAAAATAGGTATATTTAAATGAGCATCGAAAAAAATACAAGTATTTTTTTCTATGCAAAAATTATTTATCAAAGATAAATAATTTTTCATTTTTATGAAATTTTCAATAATTTTCATAAAAATGGGTGTATATAATGAATAAGGTTTATTGAAACAATGAGATAAAAATCTTTGATTTTTATCTCATTATTAAGCCGAGAAATAAATCTTCGATTTATTTCTCGGCGAAACATTTTTATTTTCAAAAAAATTTAATAGTTTTTTTGAAAATGAGTGTATTTATGAATATTTCCCCATAAAAATATACAAATAATATTTTTTATGAAATATTTAATCATTCTCAAAAAAATTTAATAGTTTTTTGTGAAAATGAGTGTATTTATGAATATTTCCCCATAAAAATATACAAATAATATTTTTTATGAAGGTTTTAATAATTTTCATAAAAATGGGTGTAAATTTATTAAAAATTATTTTTAAAATATATTAATTAAATTTTATAGAATGAATATGTATATTACTTTTTATGAAATTTTTAATAATTTTCATAAAAAGTAATAAAATTGAATATTTATTATATTCACCAGTGATTTCATAAGTTTTAATGAGTGATACATTGCCTACTATTTATAGTCTGGATATTTTGATTAAAGAACGTTATATTAATTATTATAATATAAAAGATCCAGTTATATTATATGGATTTTTATTAAAAATTAATGAATTAAATGTTTTATGCGATATTAAATATACTATTTATAATCTAATTTTAAATTTAGATTTTGAATCTAAAAATAAATTATATTATAAATTAAATAATTTATTTTTAGATAATAAACTTATAATACGACCTAATAGTATTTATATTAAATATATTTTTTCAACAAATAGATTTGTATCATTTTATAGAATGATATATCTTTACTACATTAAAAATTTATTCATTAATAATGAAATTGAAGAAGAAATAAATGATTTTGAACAAATGTTAATATTAATAGGTATAAATAATAATATTTCAATAAATATAAATAAATGGTATTATACATTTGCTTATAATATTATGATAGATGTTATTAATAATTTATATATAATTACTAAATATTTAAAGATTCAATATAATAATGAAATATTAATTGCATATAATAAAGATTTATATACAAAGTATACTTTATTACTAAATAAAATAAAAAAATATAATTTATAGAGTTTAAGTAACATTTTAGGTTTTTACATGAGCTAAACGAGATAATTATTTTATAATAAACTCATTTTCATAAAAAATATATTCTTTTTTTTATACCTATTTAACATATTCATTTTATAAAATTTATTTAGTTCATTTCATGCTTACGCATGAAACTTAGGATAAATTTTTGATTTTCTGTCTTGAGATTGCGATAAATGATTTATCACAATAATACATTTAAAAATAACAGTTAATAAATTTATATAATTTTGTGATAAATAATTTTTTTATTTAAAAATAGGTAATGATATTTTATGAAATTTTTAATAATTTTTATAAAAATTAGGTGTATAATTTAGAATAATTATTTATAAAATAATAGAAATATTTAATAGGAATAGAAAAAATTATTTATCCAATTTTTAATAATTTTATTAAAAATGAGTGTACATTAAATAAAAAAAATTGAAAATAATATAGGTTGAATACGTTGTTCTAACTATATTAAAATTCATAAATGCATGTTGTATCTAGATAAACATTGGGTACATTAGATAGCTGAGTGCTAATGTCGGTGCCTACCGTTATCTAGATATTAATTAGATGCAATTTACTGGATTAATGTTTGCTGCATTAGGTGTCTGCGTCGACCAATACCGGCAGCTATTATAATCCAGATGAGTTTTTTATTAAAATTCATAAATGCATGTTACTATTTAGATTTTTATTGCTAGACTCTTACCTGGCGCACCTGCCAGTAGGTTTAGCTTATCAAAAACCTAATAAAATTTGCTATAATTATACAATTATTATAATTGCTAAACTCTTGTATGGCGCACCTGCCAGCAGGTTTAGCTTATCAAAAAGCCGATAAAAATTGCTAAACTCTTGTATGGCGCACCTGCCAGCAGGTTTAGCTTATCAAAAAGCCGATAAAAATTGCTAAACTCTTGTATGGCGCACCTGCCAGCAGGTTTAGCTTATCAAAAAGTCGATAAAAATTGCTAAACTCTTGCATGGCGCACCTTTTGCCAGTAAGTTTGGCATTTTATAATGCATAAATAAGCAAATTGCATTAGAAAGGTGAGCTGCGTGCTCTGTTTCCATGTCATTGATGTGGATATCAAAAAAGCCGATGTAAAATGCTATTTATGCTTTATTGATAACTAATATATTATTTTATTTATTTATAAATATTAATTAAATATTATTTAATAACTTTTGCAACATTTTTATAAAATGAGTGTACAATCATTTGATATGATAATATTCGATTTATTTAAAAATTGAAATTATAATTATATATCATTTTAATATAAATGATTACCATACATTTTTAAATATGACATCAAGTGATGATATACAAATATATATTAATCAATTAAGTAACTATAGGCATACTTTTACTGTAAATAAACATCAAATAATTAAATCATTTATTGAAAGTGATATATTTAAAATAATATTTGGATATAATTTATTATTTAAACTAGTAATAGAATCAACATGTATTATAGTTGATATTGAAAAACCATTTAATGAATATATTATTGATGATACAAAATGTAATTTTAACCTGATCATTAGTAAAATTCCAAAAATATGTAATGTTATGAATGTAATTGTAAAATTAGATAATGAACAAGTTATTATGAATAACATACCTAATTCTTTATTGAGATTTAATGAATATTGTAAAGAAGATGTTATTGAACTATATTCAACTAAATATGAATTAACGATTTTAAAAAAAGATGGACGTTTAATAACATCTATAATAGAAGATATTGAAAAATATTTAAAAAATGATATAACTAAAATAGTTAGTAATATATATTATTTTGCAGCAATTAAAAATGATGGTAGTATATGTTTTTGGGGTAAAAACAAAAATGATTATTTTGATAGATATAATATTGTTGATGTTATAAGTACAGATGCTGCATTTGCAGCATTAATAGAAGATGGTACAGTTTTAACATGGGGTCGTAGTGATTTCGGAGGAAATAGTTCTAATGTTAAAGATGAACTCTATAATATTAAGGCATTATATGCAACATCGTCTGCATTCGCTGCTTTAAGACAAGATGGAAAAGTTATAACATGGGGAAATAAAGCTACTGGTGGTAAGTGTACTATAGAAAATAATATGAATATTATTAAAATTTATTCTAATAAACATGCTTTTGTTGCTATAAATATAGATAATACAATTCAAGCTTGGGGTGATGTTAGAAATGGCGGTGATATAAGAAAAATATCAAAACATTTAATTAATATTAAAGAAATTATATCTAATGATAGTGCATTTGCAGCACTTAGGAATGATGGTATTGTTATTTCTTGGGGATCAAAAAAATTAGGCGGTGATAATAAATTAGTAAGAGATCAATTAACAAATATTACTAAAATTGTTACAATAAAAGAAAAATCTAATTTTAATTTTGCAGCACTTAAAAATAATAATGAAATTGTTAAATGGTAATTATAAATAATTGAATATTTAATAAATTAATTTATATTAACACATTTAATATCATAAAATTACAATTATAATATAAATACTATTTATTTATCATATACATTAATAGTTAATATTTTACAAAAGATATAGGTATATTTAAACATTAATACACTCATTCTTATGAAAATTATCAAATATTTTTTGCATAAAAAAGAATATACATATTCTTTTTTATGCATATTTTACTATATTCATTTTATAAATATTATTTAGAACGACAGAAAATCAAAGATTTTCTGTCTTAAGATTGCGATAAATCTTCGATTTATCACAATCGTGTATTTTAAAATAATATTTAATAAATTTATATAATTTTGCAAGTAAGTATGATTTATTTAAAAATAGGTATATTTAATGAGCATAGAAAAAAATACGTGCATTTTTTTCTATGCAATAATTATTTATCTTTAATAAATAATTTTTAATAAATCATTATAACATATAAATTTATTAAATATTATTTTCTGTTATTCTAAATAATATGTATTAAATGAATATGATAATATAGACATAAAAAAAATATACATATTCTTTTTTATGCAAAAAATATTTATTTTCGATAAATATTTATTTTCGATAAATATTTATTTAATGAATTTTTTGATAATTTTTCTGAAAATGATTGTATAATTAGATAGACATAAAAAAAAAGAATATGCATATACTTTTTATCAAATTTTTAATACTTTTTATAAATATTTATATATTTTTAAAGTACTAATTATTTATAAAATAATAACAATATTTAATAATGTTTTTTGTGAAATAAGTATATAGAATATTATAATAAAAAGTAGAAAAAGTCATATATGACAAAAATATAATTATTTCTTAATTATGTGAGTTTTAACAATTTTATTCACCAAATATTATACACATGTTTTTTCATGTTTAAATAAATATTTTATAATAAACTCCTATTAATACATAATATGACTTACTATATATACTAATTTTCAATAAAATAATTATTACTTCTAAATTACACAAATATTTACAAATAATATTTTAAAATCTGCTTGTTATTATAAAATTAATATGATAAAATAGGCATAACAAAAAATATACATATTATTTTTTATGAAATTTTTAATAATTTTCATAAAAATAAGTGTATTAATTTAAATATTGTAATTTTTTAATAAATAATTATATAAAAATATGTTAATTAATAAAATGAATGAAATACATTCTATATATTTTATTATATATTTTTTCAAGTTTATTTCAAAGTGTATGTTTACATATCGCAACTAAAAAATATTTGGATAGTAATATCCATATTACATTGATTGATTTAATCAATGATCAATATTTTATATCATATCAAATTTTAGATATATTAAGTTTATTACCTCTAATTATATTTATAATAATAAATATAATAGCATATATATATAATCAAGATATCTCTAATATTTTTAATAAAACATTATTAATTGCATCAATATTAGGAATATCAAAAGGAATTTTTGATATGGTTACTATAATACCAGATTCAAGTGGATATGATAGATGTTTAGTTAGACTAGGTTTAACAACTAAAAAATTTTTAGATAATTTAGATTTCAATAATAAATTATTTATATCTGTCAAAAATTTATTAATAGCTGAAATATTTGGATTAAATGGTAAAAGAATGCGATATTGTTCAGATATGATTTTATCTGGTCATACATTTTATGTTGTATTATTTAATATATCATCATATAATATTTTATCAAAAATTATTAATAATATTTTTCTTAATATTATTAAAATAATATTAATATCTATAACATTATTTGACATATCATGTATATTAATATCTAAATTTCATTATACTATAGATGTATTAATATCTATATTTATGGTTATTATATTATATGATTCCAGGTCGAGAAAAGTATACAAAACTGTTATAAATGATAAATGAAAAGCAAAGCTTTTCATTTATTAATATTGTAAATCAAAGATTTACAATATTAACTTAGAGAAATATTTTTATTATTAATA